TACCTTGGTCAGAAGTCGGAGCCGCGTTGTCTTCCGTTCAACAGCGAGAGTGCGCCGGGTGCGGAAATGCTTTCAAGAGCCTTGACCACCAACTGGCGCAGACGCTACAACTCCATGAGTACGCAGCTTTCCAATGCCGTCGAGAACTTCCTTATCAGAGGCATTGCCGTTATGGGAGAATCGTATGAGCGCACATCGAGCGGAAGATACGACAGCAAGACCAAGCTCTACGACCCTCGTAAGGTAGCCATTGAATGCACCATGAACGACCCGTTGATGGAGGACATCAGCCTTATCGGCATCATCCATGACGTGAAACCGTTGGATTTCCTTGCCAAGTTCGGCATCCGCATCGGACCAAAAACAATGCGCGACATCAAGGAAGAGTATGGCAACCATGCCTACGAGCACATGCGCGAGAACCAAATCGACAACAACGAGCGCAACCGCCTCGAATACCTCGACTTCTACGCCAACAACGACCCGACCCGCTGGCGTTTCTACGAGATTTGGACGAAGGAAATCAAGACGATGTGGCTTTGCTACGACCCTGCCCGACTGAACGACCCGTTCAAGGTGGAGAGCGTTGACAAGTTCCGTCTTGACGAATACGATGGCCTTACGGTGCTGCAAGAGAACGAGCGCAGACGGAAGGAGGCAATCGAGCTTGGCATCCCGGATGATGAAGTGGTTTACATCGACTATGGACAATACGGCAAGGATGGCATGTTTGACGGAACGGGTGAGTTCATCGATACCTACTGGTACGTGAAGTTCCTCACCCCTCATGCCACCGTCATTGATGAATATGTGTCGCCTTATGAGTGCGGTTGTCCCATCACCGTGGCCAAATATCCCTATGTGAACGGAGAAGTACATAGCTACATCGCGGATGTCATTCCCCAGCAGAAGTACATCAACCGACTTGTGACCTTGAACGACATCGCCATCCGTGCCACCGCAAAAGGTGCGTTGCTCATGGACAAGCAATCCCTTGAGGAAAACGACGAGCAGACGCAGGAGGAGATTCGCCAGCAATGGAGCGACCCGGACGGTGTGGTGTTTTGGGACAGCTCGTTGGGAGGCCAGCCGCCAAAGCAGGTGTCGAACACCTCTACCAACGTGGGTATCGACACCGCCCTTTCGATGCAGTTGGGTTTGATGGAGGATATTTCGGGCGTTCACGGCGCGGCACAAGGCAAGGACGCCCTTTCGGGACAGTCGGGTTCGCTGTACGCCCAGCAGGCGGCCAACTCGAACACCATGCTCCGTGCCGTCTTGGAGGCTTTCAGCGAGTTCACCAAGCGCGTGGCCTATACGAAGCTCTCCATCATCAACCAGTACTGGGAGGATGGCAGACCCATCAACACCTATGGTTCGTCGTATGGCGAGGTCAGACGCTTCGACCGTCGCTTGCTTGAGGACTTGGATTATGAAGTCACCATCATCAACAGCGACGACATGGAGACCGCAGCCACGGTGAGCAACCAAGTGGCCCTGCAAATCTTCGAGAAGGGCGCGATAGATGCACAGGCATTGTTGCAGGTTGGCAACTGGCCGCAGCAGTTCAAGGAGAAGGCCCTGAAGGTGATAGCCGAGCAGAAAGCCGCCATGATGCAACAACAGGCCGACGCACAGCAGCTGGCGGCGTTGCAGCAGGGATTGCCGCAGCAGCAGGCGCAGACACTTGGCAACGGACTGATGAACGGATTGATGAACCCGATGAAACAAGCAGCGTAACTCCCCCTTAATCCCCCTCTGAGAGGGGGAAGCAAGAGGAATAAAAGTAGATTATATGGCGAGGCAGAACATACAATTCAAGGGCCTGCGGCACAGCCCGAGCGACATCACGGGGCAGGACGGCGACTTGCTGGAGTGCGTGAACCTCATTCACGAGAATGGGGAACTGAAGCCTATTGAGATGCCGGAGAAGACCTATTTGAAAGGTGTGTATAGCAACGAGACACTTGTTGCCGTTCATAACCTAACCGATGGGAAGAAGTTCGTGTTTGCCGTATGGAATACCGTGACGACCACCATTCATGTAAAGGATGCAAACAACACGGTAGTTTTCACGCGAGGCATACCGATGGAAGAAATACAATGGGCTGAAACCATTGGTAACACCCTGATTATAGGCACCGACAAAAGCACTCACTATGCCTTCTATAAGAATGGCGCATACAAATGGCTTGGGGATAAGTTGCCGCAGCCTGTGTTTGAGTTTGATTTCAATAGAACGAACAATGAACAACTTGGATATTGGCTTAAAGAATATGACCCCAAGACAACAACATTAACCCCAAGCGGCGATAATGCAGCAGGTGGTGGTGTAGCAATGCAAGCTACATGGACGAGTGATAGTAATCTTAGTAATAGCGAGTCTATTCCATTGGCAAACACTTCCGTTGAAAGTAAGAAACTTTTCCGTGACGGGGTTCGTTCTCATATTGCAACGGTTCTTTCAAACGCACGAAAAAACAATGTGTTTGTATTCCCATTTATGGTTCGATATGCTATCAGAATGTTTGACGGGAACTATGCAATGCATTCAGCACCATTGTTGATGGTTCCTTCAACATTGAAATGCCCGTTGCTTGCGGTTATGGGTTACTCCGCAGACCATTGGTTAGATGATAGTGATAATGTGCATAAGTATTCCGTAATGACAGAAGAAGTTCGTTTTAGAGCTTTGGAATTGTTATTGAAATGCAATGGTTTTATAGATGGAGACCCGAGTGAATGGGAGGATATTATAAAAGGTGTTGATATTTTTATGTCAAGTCCAATATACAGCTATAACGAAAGCTATTGGGACGACATCAATCATGTACCCGATTCTTTTTACACTTTCAAGAAAACAATAAGTAATGGAGCGGGTTTTGTTGAGGATACTACGGTTAAGGACTATGGCAATTGTTATAGCAAAAACTCGAAGTTTTCTTGGTGGAGAATTTTCACCGAAAACTCAGTAGATGCTTTTGACTATGATGCCACTATACAACCGGATGAAACCGATTACCCTGTACTGAAATATAGGAGGATACCTTTACCCGAGTATTCACAACAAGAGATGATTAATCAAATCAAGAATACATCGCTCTTTTTTAGGGTAAAGCACTATGATTTACACGAGGTGTCTGAAGCATGGACGGCAGAGAGACGATTCGGTCAAGAAGTCGAATACGGCTTGCTTGACCGTCTCGAAACCCTTCCGACGTTGCCCGACGACTATGTGAGCCGTAGCCGCATGACAGGCAGCGTGAACTACAACTACAACCAACGGCTGATATTGGGAAATATCAAGTTGCAGGCACCGCTTTGGTATCAGGACGCGAAGCGTTTCAAAGCACCCGATGTTTTCTATTTTGACCTTTATTTCATAGTGGAAAAGTCCGAAAAGACTATTGTTGTCAGATGGAACAGCAACGATGGAAGCCATTACAATGACATCGGTTTGTTTGATTTCGGGCATTATATCTACTATCCAGACCCCGATTGCAAACGTGTTGTCATAGAAGTTGGCAACAACAAGAAGGTGTTACCCATGCATGAGCATACTGGTCTGAATGGTGCATACGCTTTGATGCCCGACTTGAAGAGTCTAAACGAGGCATTGTCGGGATTGGAAGATTGGATGGGCGACTTACCCGAACCTTCCCAAGACCGTTACTGCCAAATGCCGAACACGATAGCGATGAGCAGCGTGGCCAACCCGTTCCATTTCCCTGCCACCAACTTCAAGGACATTGGTAGGACAAAGGTTGTCGGCATTGCTGCCAACACGCTTGATGTGTCGAGTGGGCAATGGGGCCAGTACCCGCTGTATGTTTTCTGTTCGGACGGCATCATTGCTGTGATGATTGACGGAGAGGGTAAGTTTGGCGGCATACAGGCCGTGAGTGCAGATGTGCTTCGTGAGCCTCGGGGACTTTCGCAGCCTACCTTGGTGCAGACGGGACAGGCTTTGATGTTCCTTACTCAGCGTGGTGTGATGGCCATTGCTGGTACGCAAATCAATTGTTTGAGCGAGGCAATGAATGGCAGGCATTTCAACCCGATGCGTGAGTTGGCAGATGTGGACTACCATGTTGGGGCCTTCGCCAACCTGATAGGCCGGACGAGCGACGACACCGACTTCCGCGACTTTGCGGCCAGCGGCTTCCTTGCCTACGATTACGCGCATCACCGCGTGTTGCTGTTGAACCCCAACTTTGACTATCAGTATGTTTACAGCATGAACACGGGCATGTGGAGCAAGCAGATCATATACACCAACCTTGACAGCTTCCAAGTGGAGGTCGTGCCGGGCAACGAGCTTCCGGCGCAGCGCAGCAGCGGTGTACCCTTGCTGAAAGTGAAGCCCATTCGTGACGCCGTGAACAACTACACGGAAATGTACCTTCAAGACGATGATGGATGGCTATACAAGACGATGGAGGTGCAGGGAGAGAACAGTGTGAAGCAGTTGTACCAGTACGGCTACTTGGTTTCGCGGCCTATCCGCTTCGGTACGGACGAGTACAAGACCTTGACGCGGGTGCTGCACCGATACACCAACTATGCGAGCATGAGCTTCGTGAAGATGGCGTTGTATGGCAGCAGGGATGGGGTGAAGTACGGGCGCATCAATACCCTTAGAGGGATGAGTTACCAGTATTTCATCTTCGTGGTATATACCTACCTGAAGCCTAACGAGAGGTATTCTTACCTGACTGTTGACTTTGAGACGAGACTGACGAATAAGTTGCGATGACATCGCAACAGACAGGACAAAGAAGATGATTCTTTTTCATGGGTGAGTTGATTGTTTTTCCCCACCGTCATTGCTGGCGGTGGGTTTTTTGTTGCCCTTTCTGCATTGCTTTCAGTTCGCGACGGATGATGCGCTCTTCGCGGCGTTGCTTGCGGGTCTTGCGCTGGCGAATCTTGGCGTGTTCAAGCGTCCACTTGATGTAGGCGCGGCGACGGGCTTCGATAACATTCTCCATCTTGTGTATGGCCCTTTCGTTTTCGACTGGGTTGCGTTGCAGTTTCTCCAAGTCGGTTTGCAGCATGGATGAA